AGAGCACTGAAAGCAGAGTACTCTTTAGAACTGGCACAAGACCTTAAGGCAATCCATGGTCTGAATGCTGAAGCGGAACTCGCCAACATCCTCTCTTCTGAGATCCTGGCTGAGATCAACCGTGAAGTCATCAGAACCGTCTATAAGGTTGCNGANCAAGGCGCTGTTTCTAACACCGCTACTGCTGGTATCTTCGACCTGGACATCGACTCCAATGGTCGTTGGTCTGTTGAGAAGTTCAAAGGACTTCTGTTCCAAATCGAGCGCGATGCAAACGCAATTGCACAACGCACTCGTAGAGGAAAGGGCAACATGATTCTGTGTTCTGCAGACGTTGCTTCCGCACTCACCATGGCTGGTGTACTTGATTACACCCCCGCACTCAACGCTAACCTGAACGTTGACGACACTGGTAACACCTTCGCTGGTGTTCTGCAAGGTAAGTATCGTGTATACATCGATCCTTATTCTGCAAACCTCACCTCTGCTAACGCAGCAGGCGGCAACCAGTATTACGTTGTTGGTTATAAGGGTACTTCACCTTATGACGCAGGTCTATTCTACTGCCCATACGTTCCTCTTCAGATGGTTCGTGCAGTTGGAGAGAACACCTTCCAGCCCAAGATTGGCTTTAAGACCCGCTACGGCATGGTCGCAAACCCATTCGCTGAAGGAACCACCGTTGGCGCAGGTCGCCTCAGAGTTAACAGCAACCGCTACTACAGAAGAGTTGCAGTTAAGAACCTCATGTGATTTGATTCACAATCAGTCAAAGACCTCCTTCGGGGGGTCTTTTTTTATTATGTGGATAAATAGTAAAAAACTGTATTAGTAATGGCGNNCAGAAAGAAAGCTAAGGAAAGGACAGGAACTCCGTTAGAAAACAGAAATTTTCTTTCACCAACAGGATTTAAATTTTCTCTGAAAAGAAGTCCTGGCGCTGCATTCTTTTGCAATCAAGCTAACATTCCATCTTTGGATCTTGGAGTTGCATCTCAACCTACGTATCTAAAAGATATTGATATTCCTGGTGATAAAATTCAATTTGGAGATTTAAATATTAGATTCTTAGTTGATGAGGATCTTGTAAATTATATGGAACTTCAGAATTGGATACGTGGTCTTGGATATCCAGAATCTTTAAAAGAATTTAATGATCTGGAAAGTGAAGCAGTTGGAAAGATGTATGAAGATGGTGATAACATTTACTCGGATGGAACATTACAAGTTTTAAGTAGTAATCTTGTGGCAAAGTTCAACGTAAACTTTAAAGATTTGTTTCCGGTTTCTTTATCTACTATTACGTTTGATGCCACTGACACAGACATTGATTACTTTACAGCAGAAGCAACTTTCAAGTATACTATATACGAACTAACTGATTTGAATAATAATTCTTTATGATCGATCTTGACAAACTTCAAGGGATGTGGGAAAAAGATTCAAAAATTGATAGAGACAATCTACATGACGAATCACTAAATATCCCCTCTCTACATGCAAAATACTTTGAACTTTATAATACACTTTTTTTACTAAGAAAAAAAGCAGAGCAACAAAGAAAAAATATAAGACACGAAAGGTACGAATACTTCAGTGGTAAAGCTGATCCTGATGTATATGTTGAATCTCCATTTCCCAAAAAAATTAGAGATAAAGATACTATGCAGAAGTATCTTGATGCAGATGACAAACTCTCTACAGTATGCTTAAAGATTGATTACTATGATACGATGCTTGTCTATATTGAGAGCATACTGAAGCAGATAACTAATAGAACTTATCAAATCAAAAACGCAATAGAATTCATGAGGTTTAATTCAGGACTAGGATAATGGATGAAGAATTCGAGCCAAGTCAAGAGTTTGATTACACAGTTAATTTAACAATAGATGACATTCATCTATTACATCACTGTGTTTTAAAAAGAATTGAAAATTGGGAAGGTTCTCCTGCTAGACATCCAATAGAACAACAGCACCTTTGGTACTTAAGAGATTCTTTGTATAGGATGATATTAGAATATAAGTTTGAAAATATGTAATAAATATTAGCAGATGAATGGACTTATGTGATTGATACATCAGCCAATCTTGTTATATCTAAGTCAAATGAAGTATTTTTAAAGATTAATACAGAACCTCATATTGAATATGAGTTAAGAGATCATTTTAAATTTGAAGTTCCAAATGCAAAGTTTATGCCACAATATCGTGGTAGGAATTGGAACGGAGAAATTCATTTATATGATATGCGATCTAAGCAGATCTATGTTGGTCTGTTAGATAAAATTGTATCCTTCTGTAAAAACTACGGATACACCTATAGGTTTGAAGACAACCAATGGTATGGAACCCCGTATGAAGAGAACGATGGTATATCGTTAGAGGGTGTCAAAGATTACATGCATTCCATTTGTGCCCATACTCCCAGGAAGTATCAAGTTGAGGGAGTATACGGTGCCCTAAAGCATAATAGAAAACTATTGATATCTCCCACTGCTTCTGGCAAATCGTTGATGATTTATTCTCTCGTAAGATATTACGTTGAGAGAGGGGAAAAAATTCTCTTAGTTGTTCCGACGACATCTCTTGTAGAACAGATGTATAAAGATTTTCTTGACTATGGTTGGGATGCTGATTCATACTGTCACCGCATATATTCTGGTAGAGAAAAAAGTAATGAAGCTCCAGTAACGATTACAACATGGCAATCTGTCTATAAATTAGATAGATCTTTCTTTGAGTCCTATGGTGTTATTATAGGTGATGAAGCACATTTATTCAAGTCTAAATCTTTAATTCAGATTATGACAAAGCTTCATCATGCAAAGTATCGTTTTGGATTTACTGGAACCTTGGATGGTACTCAGACACATAAATGGGTTCTTGAGGGATTATTTGGACCATCATATAAAGTAACAAGAACTGATGAATTAATGAGACAGGGACATCTCTCTCAACTTGATATTCAATGTCTTGTACTTAAACACTCACCACAAAGCTTTGAAACTTATGAAGATGAGATACAGTATTTAATCAGTCACGAACAGCGTAATAGATTTATCAAAAATCTAGCACTAGATCTTAAAGGAAATACTCTTATTCTTTTCGCAAGAGTTGAAGCACATGGTGCCATACTGTACGAGAAGATAAATAAAAATAAGGGTGATGGCCGTAAGGTATTTTTTGTACATGGTGGTGTAGATGCAGAAGAAAGAGAAAAAGTACGAGAAATAACCGAACAAGAAAACAACGCTATCATTGTTGCTTCTTATGGAACTTTTAGTACAGGTATCAATATTAAAAAACTCCATAATGTTATCTTTGCCTCTCCAAGTAAATCAAGAGTCCGTAATCTTCAAAGTATTGGACGAGTTCTTAGAAAAGGAAAAGACAAAGTAAAAGCAACTTTATATGATATCTCTGATGATTGCTCCACTAAGTCTAGACGTAATTACACACTTAATCATTTCATAGAAAGAATCAAGACGTATAATGAAGAAAATTTTAACTATGAGATAATCACTATTCAACTAAAAATATGATTGAAGACGATTTCTACTGCACACTTAAATTAAAATCAGGTGAAGAAATCTTTGCTAAGGTTGCTGCATCTGATGAAGATAATAGAACAATGTTATTGGTATCTAATCCAATCGTTGTATCTGAGGTTAAAGGTAAATCAGGAATAATGGGATATCGTGTAGAACCCTGGCTAAAAACTACAAAGGAAGATATGTTTGTTATAAATTTAGATAATATTCTTACAATGTCTGAATCATCTGATATTGAAATGATTATGATGTATCAAAATTATGTACGCCAATCACAAAAGGGTGGTGGAAATAATGAAAATAATTCTAAACTTAATAGAAGAATGGGATATCTAGGAAACACAAGAGACGTTAAAGAGATCCTAGAAAAGATATTTAAGAGTAGCTAATACAATCCTTATCAACCCTCACAAAGGTAATTGTACACAATATTAGACACCTTGTCAAGTGCCTCATAAGATGATATAATCTATACATAATATGAGATAAACTTATGATACAACCAGGTATGACCAGAAGAAAAAGATCTGAGCATTATGTGAACAATAAGGAATTGCTTGCTGCTCTTGTTAGCTATCGCAGTGAAGTTGAAAGAACTTTCTTAGTAAAGCACGGTAGAGAACCTACGAAACAAGATAGAGGAACACGTTGGGACACTAAACCTCCTATTCCACGTTACATTGGTGAGTGCTTTTTAAAGATTGCAAATCATCTATCATTCAAACCCAATTTTGTTAACTACATGTTCAAGGAGGACATGATCTCTGACGGAATTGAGAATTGTGTTCAGTACATACATAACTTTAACCCAGAGAAATCCCAGAATCCCTTTGCGTATTTCACTCAGATATTCATTATGCTTTTCTGCGTCGTATTCAGCGAGA